TATAAGAAACAGGGCTATTGATTATTTGGATTTTAACAGATTGAAATATTGCCACTACCTTTATTCCATATTATAGGTAAAACAGAAAATCTGGGGCTTGGCTATTCTTCGATAAAATTTAATTCAAGATGGCAATATCCACATATTATCCTCGATATAGCGCTGAACTTCTGGAAAGTACATTCCATACCAGCAAGAAGACGATACAGGAGTATGTTCGGGAAATTGAACGTTACTGCCGGTATAAGTCTGTGCGTAGCCAGGTGGCCGAGGGGGTCATCTTAGACGATCGTAGCAAGCTGATTGACTTGTACGACGCTTGTCTTCAGTCAGATGCCCATCTCGCGGGCGTTATGGAGACCTTGTACTCCCAGATTCTTGGTGAGCGCTATGTCCTTGCCACTCAAAACTCTAAGGGCAAATACACTCCAGACTATATCGAAACAAAGAAAATTCGCGGTACCCAGTTCAATAAATGTATCAAGGGCATCGTGGATTCAATTCATTTCGGTTTTACCGGTTTGGAAATCCTACCCGAAATCGACCCTACAACAGGGAAACTGGCTATTATAAACCAGATTGAGCGCCGTAATATATTACCGGGTCAGAAGCGTATTGTTCAGCGACAGAACATTTGGACGCCTGGCTGGAATTTTGACGATCCGCAGTATCAAGATAATTATGTGCTTATAGATTCTGGTTCGTTGGGGCTTTTTTCTGCCACAACTCCCAGTATCCTTGCTAAGAAGTTTACTTTCGCCAACTATGTGAATTTCTCACATACTTATGGTCAGCCTATCATTCACGGCAAACTCCAATCTGAATCCGCACAGGACCGTTTTCGTTTTGCTCAGGAAATTGCCAACGCCGCCATGAATAAGATTGTGGTGACTGGTCTGGAAGACGAGGTGGATATAAAGACATTTACAATGTCGAACTCTGAAAAGATTTTCACCGGCCTTATTGCAATGGTTGACAAGGACGTGTCGAATCTTATTCTCGGTTCGGAGTCAATGGCTGGTGAAACCCAGTCGTATGTAGGTGCCACCCGTGCTCATCAGGATATTTTCCGAGATCGCATTGCAATGTATCGTGATTACATTGAGAATGTGATGAATGAACAGATTATCCCTCGTCTGGTGGCGATGGGGTATCTGAAGCCCGGGCTGGAGTTCATGTATTCCAAGCGACTGGAAATGTCGAATAAGGACCAGATTGATCTTTATACATCATTGTTGGGCTTCTATAAAATCGACCCTGATGAGATTGAGAAGGCTTTTGGCGTAACTGTGGGCGAGCAGTTGAATGTAATGACCGGTGGGGGCGGCGCTCCTGGAGGCGGTTCAACCGGCGGCGATGGATATAGCAACAACACAACTCGGCATCTTACTGATGAAGAATACATGCGTCGCTACAGGCATCCTCGTGGAACTACAAATTTTTTGACGGGGAGATAGAAGGTAGCGCTAAACTCCCCAGCATAGAAGCCAGAAAGCTACCGACAGAAGACAAGGATAGAGAAGATGAAGAATACGCTGCTCTTATGGCCGCTTTCCAACGTTTTGTGGATCGAGTGTCTACAGACATGGCACCGGATGAGGTGTTTGAGGAACTTTGCGACCTTAGGTCTGATTTCGCTATCCGTCATGCTTTTGATGGCTTCGGTATATCTTATGAGGACGCTTTAGAGATTATCCGTAACGCTGACAACCTCACTCCAGAGGAATCCGCAACGCGGGATATTTTGGTGGCCGCAGTAGACAATCTTGTGGATTTTGCCACTGCCGAGGAATACCATGCTGTATCTGAAGTAAGCGAAGTTCTGGAGGGTTTCGACGAAGGCGAGCCCGGTGATGGTGAAGAAGATGATGACCTCGACGACGAAAAACGAGAGGAAGCTATTTTAGCCATCTGCTCCAAATACAACCAGCGATACGCAAATGTAGAAAACCACGACATTGAGTATGCGATGATTGTCGCTGCTGAACTGGTGGGGATGAAAGATACTACAGTGCTGATGTATATGACAATGGGCGATGAACGAGTTCGTCCTTGGCACCTTCAGTACGAAGGATATACGGCACCTAAAGCGTCCTTCCCGGCTTGGTTAGTTCCGCCGATTGAGCATCAGTGCCGATGCTATTTGGTGGAAGACTCGCAGACTTCCGAAGCAAAAATTGATGTTAAGGCCGCTAAAGTTGCGCCGGAGCCTCCGTTCTGGTTCAACCCCACCTTCAAGGAGTGTGTGGCTTTTGGTGGCAGAATATTTTCAGATGAACACCCCTATTTCACAATCGACGAAAGTCATAAAGATAAACTGGCTGAGATTGCTAATAGGATAAAAGATAAATACTTCAATGCCTAAAATCACTCTTGCACAAATGGTTAAACAGTGGGCCACGGCATCTCATACTTTTGAGGTGAATGTGGCCGATGCTGCTGCCGAATTGGGGATGTTTGCCACTGAAGTATTCCAGAAGTCTTTTGATATTGGTGGCTTTAACTCTAAGGGGGCTCCGAAGTGGCGTCCTTTGAAAGGCGCTCCCAAAAGCACCCATGTTGCATTGTTGGTTGAGACGCGGGCCTTGAAAGATTCTATCACATACGCTCAGAAGACTATGCCGGGCTCACACCAGATTTCGGTGTTTACTGATCCCAAAATATTTAGCAGGGAGCTCAGAAATAAGAACGGAACTTGCTTTGCCGCCATCCATAATTCTGGTGGCAACATAATGGCCACGCCTGGCTCAAAGGCTTCCAATATTCTTCAGCGTCAGTTCATGCCGACTGATGAAGGAGACCAGGCCAAGGGCGATTCGTCCTACATGATTGAGATGTATCAGAAATTGCATACTAAGATTTTTTACGGATTACCGAAATGATTATAGATAAACCAAAAGCTCCGCAAGAACAGCCTAAAGAGCCGATTATTGATGTATCAATAGTCGATGAACGCTACAAGACTGAAGAGGAAGTCATTGCCGGCAACCCTCTGGAAGACTTGTATTATGCTGTATCAGACATCATCAAGGGTATCAAGGAAGACCCCGATGACCCCAATAGCAAGCCTCTGTTTAAGACGGTGAAGTGGAATATGGGCCAGCTTAATCGCTTGCGCCATACTAAAAACAATACGGAATATGCGATGGCATTTCCGCTTTGCCTGATTCATTTTATCAATGTGTACTGGAACCTTGGCTACAATAAAGTTGGCCAGGCATACGGCGAGATGCGCATTTGCTATGTGCTTAATCGTCTCAATACCCTTGATGACGAGTATCAGACTGAAGGCGTGAGGGTTGCCAAACGAATTATCGAGGCTATCAACGACAACCTCGACATTAAACTGGCACCTTTGACATCTCGCTTCCAGCTTTCTTACTGGGATCAAGTAGAAAGTTTTGAGAAGGGGGTTCAGCAGTTTTGGTTGACTTATGAGGTTCGTTGTAACGATTATTCATCGTATCGTCGCAAAAAGTATAAGCCTGTCTATCTCGTTGCCCCGCCTTTTACCAATTTCTCTGATATGTCAGATGAGCATAATGTTGACAATCGTCAGAATGTAAACCGTCCTATTGACGAAGCTGTTCAGGTTGCTCAACATATTCCGGAACCTTCGGGTCCTACCAGCACGCCTGATACCTCGAATAACAATCCGGAGCCGACAACATAATTCAACCTTTGAAAAACACCTTTTCTATTCTTCAGAAAAAATGACAATGGAACCAAAAGACTTCAAATATATAGTTGGTCAGGCTCAGGAAGGGAAGCCCGCCGTTATCCGATTCTTCGGCCCGGTCAACGCTTTCACTACTGATGCTTTCAATTCCGAGTTCCTGTACTTGCAGGATTACGTGAAGCCCTCAAAGATAATCGTACTGATTAACTCTGAAGGTGGTTCGGTGGTTTACGGCATGAGTTCTTATTCAGTTATCCAGTCTTGTCCTATTGACGTAGATTGCGTGATTGAAGGCATCGCCGCTTCTATGGGTAGCGTGATTTGGGCCGCTGGTAAGCGTCTCTTCATGCACGACTACTCCATACTTATGATCCATAATCCTTTCAGCTTCGGCATGGACGAGGACGATGAAAACACCAAGGCAATGGTGAACGCCTTCCGTGGCCAGTTGGAAACAATCTATTGTAAGCGTTTTGGTATGAAGCGTGAAGACGTCCAGAAAATGATGGACGGTGCCGAAAACGTGGACGGTACATACCTTAATGCCAAGGATGCTGTCTCGGCCAACATCCTTCCCAAGGAACATATCATTAAATCTTGCAAAACAGTTCGAGACCAAATTGCCGCAAAAATAGACGGTATCTCCGATGCTTCGTCGTTGCGTGATGTCATGGCGAAAGCAGTTGAAACTACGGAAGACAAACTTACCGAAAAAACCGTGGCTATTCTTGAAAAAAACGAAACAGAATTAAATAACCGAAACACAATGGAAGAAAACACAAACCCCTTGTTCCTTGCTGTTGCTGCACAGCTCGGTTTTGCTTCGGATTCGACACCCGCATCTGTTTCCGCCCGTATTGCCGAGCTGCTTAAAGCAGAGGGCGATCTGAAGACCGTTAAGAGTGATTTTGACGCTCTCCAGATTAAGTACACCGGAAAAGAGACCGAGGTGAACAATCTCACCGAAAAGCTCAACGACGTCGAAGGACAGCTCGACAAGTACAAGAAAGCAGAGGCCGCTGCTCACGCCAAGGCTATCCAGGACATGATTGACAGCGCGGTGACTTCCGGTCGTATCAAGGAGGACGTCAGGGCCCAGTGGACCAAGATGGCCGAAGCTGATTTCGAGACCGTCAAGAACACCCTCGAATCAATCCCCGCCCGCAAAACAATCACTCAGGCCATCGCCACCGACCCCGCCAACGTCGAGAACGCTGCCAAGGGTACGACATCGGCCGAGAAAGAAATTGAAGACCGCATCAAGGCGGTCATCGGAGCTGATTTTCAGTTCAAGAAACTCGACTAATACCCAAACGCAATATCAATAATGGCAAGTTCAGTCAATTTTGCGCAGAACTCCTATTCAGGTGAGGTCCTCGAAGACCTGCTTACCTGTACCGCGCAGGGCAACGATACCTTCAAGGAGGGCTTGATCTATATCAAGTCGGGTATCCAGCACAAATTCACAATCCCCGCTGTGAAGCTGGGCAAGGTCATCCAGGACAACGTTCCCACACCCACTTCCACTCACGGCGCCGCCAACGACACAACTGGTTTCAACCAGTACACCTTCACGGAGCGCTACCTCGAACCCCAGGACTTTATGATCTATCTGGAGTTCAACCCCCGCGACTACGAGAAGTATTACAAGTTCGCTCAGCCGACCGGCAACCTCGTCTTCCGCGAGCTCGACCCCAAGATCCAGGCCACCATGCTCCGTCTTCTCATGGAGAAGAAGAACGAGTACATCGGCGAGGCTATCTGGAACTCGGCCAAGGGTGGCACAACCGCCGCCAAGATCACCGCGCCGACCGGCTGCACCGCAATCGGTGGCGAGGCTGAAGGTGGCCCCATGAAATACTTCGACGGTCTGATGAAGCGTATGCTCGCCAACATCGCTACTGACGCATCTGCCGAAGAGAAGGCCGGCGGTCAGATCATCCTGGCCGGTTCGACAACCCTCGACACCGGCGAGAAGGTAGAGAAGGCCCTCCGCGCCATGTGGGCGGCCTGTCCTCCCAAGATTCGTAAGTCCAAGGATCTCACTTTCGTGATGGGCTGGGAAATCTGGGATCTCTACGACTCCTACCTGACCGACAAGACCGTCAAGTACCGCGACAACACCGAGATCAACCAATACCGTTTCAAGGGCAAGCGTATCGTCCCCATCGTCGGCGTCCCCGAGCACACCATCGTCCTGGGCCAGTTCTCAACCGGCATGGACTCGAACTTCTGGATGGGCGTTGACTACAGCAACGACACCGAAGTTCTGAAGGTTGAGCGCCTTCAGGCCAACTCCGAGCTGTACTTCTTCCAGATGCGCATGAAGATGGACGTCAACATCGTGCGTCCCTCCGAGATGGTGCTCTGGACCGCCTACACCAACACAGTCGCCAGCGGTGGCGGTGGTGGCAACCAGCAGGGTGGCGACGGAGGCTAATTTTCCCCCACAAGTAACAAAGGTAATGGGAGTGGAGACCATGAAACTCCGCTCCCATTTTTAATTCTATAACTATGGCAAGAAAGAAAACCACTGAGCCTCAGGAGTCTAACGAAACCGTAATTGAGGCTACAACAACAGCTGAAACAGAGACCTCGAAAGTTGCGCCGGCAGAGCCTAACATCGAAACTGAAGCAATGTCGGTCGAGACAACCGTCGCCCTCCAGGAAACTGAAATGAGCGATGCAACAAAGAGCATCCTTAAAACCTTCTCAGACCACAAGGAGATCTGGATTTCCAAATTTGGCGGTGTCTATGTGTCAAAACCGTCCACTTCGGTCGAGGCTATTCTTTACAAAAATCCGTATTTCAAATCATAAAACGCAATAACAATGGCTACAGGAAACGTAATCATGCTCGACGAGGATGGTAATATCGGGTCGGCAATGGCAACTGAGAACTCCGAGCAGATCAGTGGCCTCCTGTTTGACATTTCGGCTCAGTCTAACTTCTGGACTACCGGCAAAGGCGCCGAATTGGCTACTAAGCTGAAGGATCAGGTTATCAAGCTGAACAGTCTCCAGGAAGCAAAAGATCTGGGCATCACTGCTTATTCCGGCGGTGAGAGCGCAGCGGAGTTCCTTATGGGTATTCCCTACTACCACATCGAGAAATTCTTCTCACTCACAAACAACTACGACAAGACTCTTTACATCGCTTTCGCTGACTGCTCCGACGACTGGGACGCTCTGGTTGACATGCAGAAGGCCGCTCACGGCAATATCGGCCAGTTCGGCGTGTGGACCGAGAAGAAACTGTGGAAGCAGACTTCCGAGAGCGCAGGCGAATACAAGGTACAGATTGTCGGCGAGCTTCAGACTGTCGCCAATACTCTGGCAGCGACTTACAACGCCCCCGTCAGCATTGTGCTCAACGCCAACACAGCCCAGATCGAGGACGGTACAACCGCTACCGAAGTTCTCGTCAGCAAGATTCCTTCTTGCTACGTAGACGCTCGCTATGTCACCGTCGCTCTGGGTCAGGAGGCTTCGACAGAGGTTCACAACATGCAGGCCGGTCTCACCAGCGTTACCCCCGTCGGCAATGTCGGCATGGCCCTGGGCCTTCTGACTCGCCTCAACGTCGCCTTCTCAATCGGCTACGTGAGCGACTGCAACCTTCGCAGCGTAATCTCGACCGACATCGAGTTCGGTTTCGGCGATGCTACCATCACCAGTGGAGTCCTGACCAATCCCACGCCTTACGAGGCGCTTTCCGGTCCTCAGCTCGACGAACTGGATGACAAGGGTTACATCTTCTTGCACAAGTACACCGGCTACAACGGAGTGTTCTTCTCCAAGGACTACTCCTGTTCCGACGGCGACTACAACTGCATCTCCCGCAACCGCGTCATCAACAAGTCCCGCCGCATGGTGCGCCGTGCGTTGCTTCCCTACGTCAACGCGCCCATCTATCTTTCCAACGATGGTACACTCTCGACAGGCGACCGCACCACATTCATCAACACCATCACCGCTGTGCTTACTTCCATGCAGACAGCCGGCGAAATCAGTGCTGTGGGTCCGGTCGAGTTCGACAATACCCAGAACCTTCTTCAGACCAAGACTCTTTTGTTCAGCTACAAGGTGCTCCCCGTGGGCTGTGCTGAGATGATCAAGGTTACGGAAGGCTTCACAGTCAACGTATAACAAGTAATTCTCACGTAATATGGCAACAATTATCAACAATGTATCGTATTCGTGGGCTATGATCGAGCTTTCGGCGCCGGCATTGACCGGCACCGGTGGTTCGGCAATTCTCAATGGCGTTTCGGCTATCAAGTATAGCTCGAAGCAGAATATCAAAGACAACTACGGCCTCCACGGAAAGAAGGTGGGCCGAGGCTTTGGTAACATTGAGACTTCGGCCTCGATTACAATGGACTACAACACACAGGTAGAGCTTCGTAACATGGCCGGTTCTCTTCGCAACCTCGGTGAGTTCGACCTTGTAATCTCATTCGGCAATTTTGTCGGTGAGGGCGAGGTGACAGAGGAAACCGTAACCTTGCAGGGCTGCATCTTCGACGAGGACGCAATGGAGGCCAATCAGGACGATACGAACCTCACCCATGAGTTCGACCTCCACCCCTTCGCAATCGTTCACAGCGCCGCAGCTGGTGCATAACCCATAATCACGATAATTATAAAAGAGCCGGTATGAAAATATCGGCTCTTTTGCAAACATACTATTTCCTACCAGCCTATTCATAAATAAAACTTCAAACAAATAATATAATATGGCAACAGAAGAAACCAACCTCCAGAACGAAGAGCTCGATGCTCTTGGTATCGACTCCAAAACTATCGCTGAAATTCGAGCCAAGGCCGACAGCCTCATCGACGAGAAAGAAGGCATCGACGTCGTGTATCCTATCGTCATCAAGGGCAACCCCCGCCGCCGCGACAAGGAGCTCTATGTGGGCTACTTCCGCGAACCGAACTTCAAGATGTTCTCGAAATACCTCGTCGCTTCCACCCAGAACCAGGCCGGCGCCATGCGAACCCTCGCCCGGGACATCTTCATCGACGGTGATAAGGAACTCGTCGATAAGGACTCCCTGTTCCTGTTCGGTCTCATGGGCCAGCTCTCCAAGATCATCGAAATGCGTAATGGTGCGCTCATAAATTTATAAAAGACCGGGAAGTAAAAGACAACGACTATATCCGGCAGAAACTAATATTTATCCGCCACTACTTCCCGGGTGTTGACATTGACAATATCACTGATGAAGAATTTGCAGAACTGGCAAATGACGCGGAGTGGTTCAATGCTCAACAAATGATGGTCAAGCAGACGCAAACACTTGGCATGTTAGCCAAATAGCACAAGGACCCACGGCCAAACGGTCGTGGGTTTCTTAATCTTAACCCAATACCTCCAGCTATTCTTTAGAAAAATCTCAACGATTTTAAATGACAAATTACGAAGTACATTATGATATTCAGGTTATCACCGGTAATTCGGTTCAGGTCCTGAG